GCGTGAGTGTTAGATTGTTGAATGGAGCAGATCTATAGATTGAAGCAACTCCTTGCTGATCTACTAAAATCCACCCCTGCTGTGTTTGTCCTAGTTTATGATTAATCGTATTTGTTCCGGCTACAAGTGAAACATTCGGTATAATTGTAATGCTATTTAATGGATTAGATAAAACTGGATCAAGTTTAGCCTTCCACTGGGTTTGCATCAGACTTAGGGGTTGATGGTTTGTGTGTTGAAGCGGTAGGGCCATTAATATCCCCAACCCCCGCCCAATCCACCACCAAACCCACCGCCATAATTACCCCCAGGACCAGAAAAGTTAGGGTCACCCATGGTGTTTCTAGTGTTTGTTGCGGTGTTTGGCTGTCCAACGTTTCTATTTGCTGCAGTCGTTTCAATACGAAGCATAAGATCAGACTTTTTGTTCATTAAATCCTGTGCCTGATCAAACAGCTGTTGCTTCGAAAGCGCCTTTGCCGCTGCATCGACTACCACATACTCCCACCACGCCGAGTACCCAAATGGCATCATATCTGTATCTAGTAAAAGCTGTGCATTGATTGGGACATACCAAAGACGGAAATATTGCCCAGAATTGGTGGGAATAATATATACTTGGTCGCCCATTTCCCTAAACTGGAATGAGCAATATTGTCCCGATACATTGTTTGAGGCTGCACCCAAAAGAATATTGTACTTGTTATGGTCGGCCCAGTTAAACCGGGACATTGAAATCCATCCCTGCGTATTGTTAATCTGAGCGCCAAATGAGTTAAAATCCATTCCGTAAACCTTGAAACATGCAGGAGCCGGAGATCCAGAAGTATTTGGTATTCCACCAATATTGGGATAATTTGTCCCATTTGGTAACGGATAAGAAAGTGCTGATGTGCTTTGAATGATTAGAGGATGGGCTAGAAAATAGTCTTCTCCAAACTTTGTAACCAATAGATCATACAACTCCATGACAGAGTTGTTTAGCATCAGGTTCCACTCATCTAAGGTAACGAAATTGCTTTTAAGCATGTCAGCCCTTAGCTTGGCCTGATACCTAAGATAACCTAAATTAATCTGACCTGGCGCACATGGGGTAATTGATACCGGCGAAGACGCCATATAACCAGAAGTCCCAGCAGGACTAACCGACGCAACAGAATAATAATATGTTGAACCGATAGTAACGGTTGAATCAGTAAAGTAATTAACAGTAGGAGATGCAATTACGGTGAAGTTAACTCCGTCTGTGGACCTCTTAACGCTATATCCTGCCGCACCGGCGACCAGTGCCCATGTCAGCAGGTTTTGTCCGTTCCCAGTTTGTAGAATTACCTGCACAGGTACACCGCTCAAACTTGCCATGTTTTACCCCAAGTTAAAACGGGTAGAGCCGGTTTTATCCATGCCCTACCCGCCAGTGTTGTACGCGCCAGTTAGAATCCGACGTTAGAAGGGCTAAATTTAGCGTCCACATAGAAAGACAATCCCACAACCGATCCAGTAGCTGGAGCAGTAGCCACTGGGACCTGTCCAGAAGCCGGAAGTCCCAGCATTTGTACCATGATCCAGGATCCCACGAAAGGACTTCCACCCTGAGGCATTGGAGCAAAAGAGGCATTAGGATCGCCAATTACTTCCATGCTAACAATATCCGAAACTCCTGGAGCCATAACAAGTCCGCTACTAGATCCAGCTCCAGTAGCCTTGGCAATAAACGATTGACCAACTGAAGGATTAAGGCCCTTAGGAAGTCCAACCGACTGCCAGTCCTGCAGGTTTGTGTCGCTAGTAATAACCGCAAAACCAAACCCAGTTGCATATCCAGTTACCGCGTTTGTGAAGCTAAGGGCTACAGTGCTTCCTGGTCCAGAAACAAAGCTAAGCACCGATCCGATCGGAGCGCCAACACCAGACGTTACCAGCGTAGTTCCGGCCACAACCGAAGTGGTGACGGTATACAGATGGCCCGAGCCATCCGTCCAAATTGAATTAGCAGAAGCAGATCCGGGCGCAATGGTGAAGATAATCGGCACAGCAGGACCATGTTCCGGAATGACGGTAGACCCATCCATGGGGATACCGGCCACTGGGAGCGCAGCGGTTGATGTAACCGTAACGGTAGAAGTCCCACTTGCCGTAAATGCAAATGTTCCGGAAATTCCAGAGGGAAGATTTTCGATCGTCAAAACCAGTGCGGCACCAATTGTTGCAGCAGAAGAGTTGGCCGCAATGCTTTGCTGTACGTATTGCAAGCCACGTTGACCAACCGGAGCGGGTGAACCAAGCTGAGGAGCAACGCCAACACCGGAAACATTAAACCAGATTACGAAGGTATTTCCATAAGAATCAAAAAGGCTGAAGTATTTACCAGCAAGCGAACCTGCAATGTCGGCAACGGGTGAAATAGTTACAACACCAGAAGGACCCGCTCCAACAGAGGTAATGATGTACGGGCTGTGAACGCTAAGAGCAGCAGAGGCTGCGTTGATGGCCAGTGGAGATCCAACAACTGGGGAAACAAATCCAGAGAATCCGCCGAGATAGCGATTGTAATTGGAAGCCAATTGAATCCATGCATATCCGGGTGTCGGGTTCGGATTAGAACTGGCTGGAGCCGTAGAATGCATATAAACATTCTGCACACCCTGTCCTTTAAGATTTCTAATACCCATTCCTGTTCCGTTGGCAGGATCAACCACAAAATTACAATCAATCAGAACGGGTTGAGACCCGAACGAATAAAGACGACCGCCATTGTTTCCAATCGTATTACCAGACATTTAAGGAACCCCTTATTTTAAACCTCGAAATGTAACCCCCAGATTGCCGAGGCATCTAGTCTGAGAGGCGCAGAAGTGCCCTACGCTAATGCGTATCTGCTTCGGAAAAGAAAACGGCTTCGGGGGTTTTAATCCCGAAGCCGCTGGCGTTTATGGCTCAGTAAGAGAAGGGTTTACTGAGGCAGTGCGACCACTGCATTTGCACCCGGAGCGTTACAAGAGAGGTTAAGATATCCACCCACGCGAATCTCAACCGCATCCTGTCCAGGAATTGGAAATCCGAGCATATCGTAGAATCCGGGGAAGGTAAGGAATTGAGGAATCTTACCCAAAGAACGAAGCTTCCAGGTCTTCATTGTCAGAATATACGCGGTTTGTGCCGGGCAGTTTCTGTCCTGAATAATCGAGATTTCACCATTTGCGGTAGGAAGTACAAGCGCCTTAAAGCTAATCTCAACTTCTTCGTTCACCTTCGCGCGGATCATCTGATACTGGCCTTGACCGGTCAAGTTCTTCACAAGGGTCTGATAAGAGATCGGGTTGATAAAGATCGCATCTGGATCGCCAGCTTCCGAAGACTGAGCAGCAAGCTGATTAGTTGCGTCAATCAGGCAATCCTGAATTGACTCGCTCTGTCCCTGGAAGCGCAGACCAGCTAATTTGGTCGGTGAGACCGAGCGATTCTGAGCAAAGAATGAATCGCTAGGACCGGGAGCTACAGAAGGCACCCAAGAACCCAACCCAGCAATACAAAGCATGTTCGCCGAATTCAGGCCATTGGTGCTGAACAGAGTGTCGCCTACACGTCCCAAATTCGGAAATGCAGTAGACCAGCCGCTAGGAGTGCCGGCAGCACCCTGAAGGGTAGGAGACACGGTAACCGTTCCAGCTCCGGTGTCCACTGCTACAACATAACCAATCGCACCACCGGTGGACTGCGTAGCAGTTGAACCGCTGATCGAAAAGGCGTTAAGAGCCATGTTGACTGAGAATTGGTAGACCATGCCCAGGTTATCCAAAGTGATAACGCCAGCATTGATCGAACCGCTGCCCAGACCGAAAGTTCCACGAACGCCAGACCCATCCGAGAACATTTGGAACGCGATGTCATTCGAAGCCCCCATATACAGGGATTTCACGTTCATTTTGGCTGCTGGCATGAAAGCGCCGATGTTCTGAGCCGAAGCGCGGAGGAATTGGTTTTGAATTGAACCAACTCGATACACATTAACGGTCGTCAGAAGAAAAGAAGCCGTAGCAGGAGCGGTCTGGTAAGTCTGAGCAGTGCCAAGGTTAGCAGAACCGCCACCGCCAACATCATACAGAACTGGGATGGGAAAGTTCAAACCGCCCAAACCCATTTCCGTTTCGTCCTTGTCTACCATGGACAAGAACCTGTTTTTATTGAATACAATGTCTTTCATTACCCAGGCGTCGTCGCTATAGAGCTGTTTCAGGACCTGCAAGTTGTCTTGGCTATTACTATAAGCAATTGCCGGATTAGCTGGAGTACCCATTTATTACCTCTGAATTCGGGAAGCCTGAACCCTTCGTGCAGCTTCTTCCCATTGTTCCATTTCCGACATCATGTGAAATGGTTTTGACGATGGCTTCTGACCGGAAGTTACCGTCATGCTTTGTGTTATCGTTTTTGGCGCGGTCTTCGGAGCGCCCAATACTTTGGATGGATCTGAAAACTTTTTCTTAATCTTTGTTACGGAAGCAAACTTCTCTGCGCGCCTTACAAGTTCGGCCTCAATCTCTTTTGCCGCCTGTTCTGAAGTTAGTTCGATTCCATCTTCTTCAAAGCTATCGTTAACATGCTGTAAAACAAGATGTTCTACTCCAAGCTCTTTAATCGTAGAAAACTCTTCATTCTCGCCAACTATTTTAGCGATTTCTTGTTTCCACAACGCTTGGTTAGCCTGATATTCTTTGATAGCCTGTTCTTCTTGCGCCTTCTCTAATGAAGAAAGCTTTTCTTCAACTTGTCTGTATCGTTTCTCGGTAGGATCTTCTGATGACTTTTTATCTATGAGATATTGAGTATACTCATCATAAGATAATCCAAGTTCATCTGCAGCAGAGTAATCCTTGGCTTCAAGTTTTGCCTTGATCTGAGCATATTTGTCAGCATCAGCTAACTTTTGAGCCAATTCTCTTTCTCGCTGTGCTAATACATGCTCCCTCTTTCGCTGTGCCTGCTCTTTTCTAACTAGCGCAGTTACCTGAGGGGATAACTTTACAGACTCTTCTTCTTTTTGAACCGGTGCGTCTTCAACCTGCTCATTAATGTTTGACTGCTTCGAATTTTCTAAATCCTTCTTTTGGATTGGAGTCCCAGTTACTGTAGTTGTGCCTTTTGGGTCGTAACCTACGAATTCTTTTGAGGGTAAATCAAACTGACTTTGCTCTAAGTTACTCTTTGGAGTAACCGGAGCATCTATTGCTTCGGTAGTAAATGACATTGACTCGATTCTCCATTATTATTTTTCTTCATTTTTTCTTCGGTCATACTTGCACCCCAGACGTAGGCCCTACGGATTGTGCCGGTGGTGCTACTGACAATTGTCCAGCTCCCTGATCCTGTGGAGTTGGCATGGGAGGAGGAGGCGTTGCAGTCTTTTTTAAAGTCTGAATGGTAGTAAAATAGTCTTCAAGTAACTGCTTTTTAGAGTCTTCAAGGTCAGTTACTGCATATTTATTGATAGTTTGAACGGTTAGAGTAGTTGCAAGATCGGTTGGATCAAGGATAAATTCATCCGGTGCGGAGAATCCAGATTTCCCATTTTCAACAATATTATCAAGATCGTGCAAAATACGCTCTTCTAAGGCTAATGCGAGCTGGTCCGACTGCTCAAGATCGGGAAAGTTTGATAACCGACGAAATTCTTGATTGGTTATCTCGCCTGCCGCTAGCATCTCTGAAAGCTTTGCCTGACGACCTGCGGGATCGCGTGGGAGCGAAGATTCATCAAAACATTGAATAACATAAGTGTCTTTTAAAACTCCACCTACAATAGGTAGATCAACTTCTTCAGTCCCATTTTTTCCTAGATATACAGTGGTATAAGATCCAGTCCTCTGATAAATGTCGCATGCCTTGTCGATCATTATGTAAGCAAGATCAGGATAGAAATTCTGGTATCGTCTCTGAAGGGCAGCAAACCTATCGCTTTCAACGTTCTGCATCGTGCGAAGTGCTTCACCTGAATTTAGACCGGCCTGCTTCTGTGAGGCCGCACTAAGCTGAGATACACCAGACATTTGATAAGCATTTTCAATCAACCACTTGATGTAATCGTATATCTCTTGATTGTTGCACGTTGCATTAACAAACTGAGGCGCTTCTGCCATCGTTTTTACTTTGATGATAGAGGCAACGTTGTTGTTAAATGCGGTCTCTAAAACCTTAGACAACTCAGAAATGATAATTTTAGGAACACCGACCATTTCAATGCATTGGGATGCAATTATCAGCATTTTGTAGATTTCCATTTGACCAGGAAATAGGATTTCTGCCAAACCCTGAGCAAACCAACCTACTGTGTTTTGGTTATAATCAAGCTTTGCAAATGGAAAATATGATTTTTCCCAGGGTTCATCAAGCAACACTCCCTCGCTGCAAACGATGACGTGCCGACCGTCCTTGGCCATTTTACCACTAGGAAGGTGCCAGCCTTCGCTAACAATAAACTGGTCAGATACCGTGTCAGTCGATTGCGGCGAACTGTCTACCGTTCCACCCTGAGATGCGTATATTTTTTCTGATTCTTTCGGAAATTCTTCTGACATAACTCCACGATCGCACAGCTTTGTTTGAATCAAAGCACGCGGTTTGCGGTAATAGGCATCGTTAAAATCTACAAGTAGTTCTGTCTCCAATGTTCTCTCTAGTTCAACCTTTTCGTCTTTTTCGATCACCTTAATAAAACCATTTCCAAGCTGAGCACAGTCTCTGAACGCTTCCGCTCCGAGTTCATAGGCCTTGCACCTATAAAACTCGCCCATAATAAAATTGTTCAGCTCTTTGGCTATCTTTCGTTCCTTGTAATTTCCTGCGTTAGTGAGGAAAACAGGTCTAGGTTTATCCTGTGTAATCTTTGAGGTGAGGGTGTCGATACATGAATATACGACATTGGCGGTCGGTCGTCCAATCGGCATCTGTTGCGAATTGTCCAAAGTAGAAGTAGAAGCCAAATAGTTATAAAGAGGCTTGCCACTAAATAGCCGTGAGTACATAGAAGCTTGTCGTATCCGCGCCGAATGGAAATTTTTAAGAAACGCAGTTGTTGAAAGAAGTTGGGCAAGCAATTCTTTGTCATCACGCGCTAACCACCATTGGTAATAGTTTTGTTCTTTGGGCAAGGTCTTACGATCTCTGGGATCAATAATCTTGTCCTTAGCCATCTTAGCTACTTCAACCGGGCTTGTCGTGAACCCCATGGATTATCCCCCGGCTCCTGCTGGAAAAATAGTATCTAAAAGCTTTGAATCATCCATCCTCAGGGTATTAATCAATCCCTTTAGCTTCTCAGTTGCTTCTTCATTGGCTACTGGAGCGTCAGAAAGTGTAGGAGTTGGAGCTGGCACATGCACCGTAGAATTGAGAGGTAATTGCTCAGAGGACACAGAAGTAAACTGGACTTCAAATTCTGATGATTTAAAGTGTACCGCTCCGGAGCGTTTTAACTCCCGAAGTATTTCAAGAGTTTCTACAGCATTCATAATGCGTCGAAATACTTCTTAATTCGAACGATTGATTTTTTAAGCTGTTCAACGTCCTGGCTAGACTCATCTTCGCCCATTTCAGTATCCGTGGGAGATTCATGGTCTGGTTCTCCAAGTGCTTGATTAACTTCCACATCTTGCTTCTCTTCAAAAGCAACATTTGGATCAACCGCTTCTTGACCGGCATAATCCATATCAGGACGAAGTGATTCTCTTTTGCGTTTACGAATTGCGGCACTGAGCGCCTTAGCTTCAAACATGATTACTCCTTGTTTAAACAAGAAAGTACGATTGCCTCGATACCTTCCATGATTCTTTTACGATCTTTTTGATCAATTGCAGCCATCAGCTCTTCGCCGAGCATGCTATGGATCTCATCATCAATAAGTTCTTTGTCTTGTTCTGCGTCTTCATGGACTTCTCCACCACCTGCCATAAGACTTGGCTTAGGCATGGACCGCATTTCTTTTAAAGTACGCGCATGAGCAAGCTTGGCGGCTTCCCGTCCGTCATCTCCGCTGTCCTTGCCCTGACGAACAAACATTCCTGCGCTGCTCATTCCAGGAGCACCATGAGAAATCGACTTATTAATTCCCTTTTCGTTGTCTTCTCTCTTTGTCCAGCTGTCTACAGATCCACCTTCGGAATAGCATGCTGGATCTGAGCAACCCTTACAAGTAGAGCCAACACAGCCACCCTCTGCCTTGTGTTCGCCAGCCATGTTGTAAGCGATAGCAACCGCCTGCTTTTGTGGCTTCCCAGCCTTCATTTCGGTCTCTACATTATGGCTAAAAGCCTTAGGCTTCTTTGAATGAATCAGCGGCATTGCTTTCCTCTTTATTTTTGACGCATTGAATTAGCGCCTTAAGCGCCTGCACGAATGATTTGTGATCCTTTGATTCTAGCGCCGAAATAAGTTCATCTAAGGAATTCTCAATAAGATCGTCATCTTCTGAGAAGCCGTATTTAGATATCCCAGACATGCGGCGAAGCTTTGGGACTTCTCTAGTCTTTAAAAATGGAAGGTTCACAATGATGTGGAGCTGCTTCGGAAATTGGCTGGGAAGGCATGACTCGAACATGCGACCGTGCGGTTAACAGCCGCCAGCTCTACCAACTGAGCTACTTCCCAACTCTACCAGTTATTCCAGATGGCCGATCCATCCGCATTATTAACCCATGTCCTGCCGGATCCGTTTGGATTGTTCGTGGCCTGGTCTCGCTTGATCTTATCCATAATGGCCTGCTTATGCAAATCTTCCTGTTCTTTGATGTATTCCGGAGTCCCAGGAGTAAGTGCCTTTTTTGCAGGAGTTGAAAGAAAGTGATACCCATTAAACCATCCATACAAAAATGCATCACAAAGATGGTTTGGAAGGTTGGGATGTTCCTTTTTGGGATAGACGATCTTGTCTCCAGACGTTTTCCAAACTAGCGCCATCATCTCATCTACTAAATCATGGCAATCTTGATGCAGTTTAACATTCCCCTGTATCAGGTCACCGTTACAAATCTCGATGTGATCAGCCTTACCAAGCTTATCAGCATATTCGAAATAGATATTGGAACGCATCGTCATAGTCTCAACGCCCTGCTTGTTGGCGCCATCAATGATCACGCTGTTAACTGGATATTTTGGATCGGAAAGGAAAGTGAGAAGCTTTGTCTCTACTGCATCGAACGTCATATGCTTTTGCTTGAACGTTTTAATGACCCAGAATGTGGGATCATTATCGTGATAGGCGGAAAGGACTATTGCAGTATCATCCTCCCAACCCAAGTCGCATGACAGCACATAGTGCCACCCTTTCGAATGTGGATAGGGCAAATCCCTAAACAGGTTTCTGTCTGGATTAAACTTATAAACCAGTTTGTCCGTCTCGATTACCCACTCATTAAGATACCACTGCCTAAATTGAGGTGTCTCCATATAGAGAGGCCTATTTTTAGCAATTTCATCTAGCTGTGCTTTCCAGTCAATATGTGGGTTTTCGTGCGCCGACCATCGGTGAATAGACCAGCCTTGTTCTTTTCCATTTGTTATGTCAAAAAAAAGCCCTTGAGTGAAATTAGAGCTTGTACCAAACAGAGCAATGGTGCCACTTTCGTCAGCCATAGCTGGACCAAGGATATCGTAAACCAAATGAGCAAGATTAACTGTATAAAGGCTAGATTCGTCGATACAAACGAGTTTGTATTTCTTTCCAAGAAGTTTATTCATCTCGTCTTCACTAACATCAACGCCTGTGATTCGAATTACAGATCCGTTTGGGAAAGTGCAATCGAGACTCTTATTGTTAACATGAATTCCGAGTTGATGCGTTCGATCGATAACCTTGAGAATATCCTTCATGATAATATCAAGCGCAGATTGTCTAGTAAGGCCAACAAAAAGGCAGTTACATCCAGGGAATCGAAGTGCCGTAAGTACCATGTAAAGTCCGGCAGTAAAAGACTTCGCCGCTCTTCTGGTACAGTGGATCGCCTTTAATCTTGATGGGTCGTCTATGACCTGCTGCTGCTGTGGGAAAGCGGATTCATATACACCCAGGGCGTAACTATCTCCGGATAATAGGGCAATCGCATCGTCAAGAAGACTATTCGTTGTCTCTGGGTGTAGCTCCATTAGCAATCTGAGACTCCAAAACGGCAACTGCCCGTTTCATGTAACTAATCTTTTCTTCGGGAGACATGGTATCTGCAGTCTTTATGTCGTCGGTTTCTGGTATCTTTCCGCACATTACTTCTATTATAAACTGGAAGGCCCGTGAGTCCCCTTCTTTTGCTTTAAGAATCTGTCCTTGGATCATCTCCTCTAGCTGCAAAGCCTCTGGACCATGTAGACGTTGCTTGGCTTGCTCATCTGTCATCCCAGCATAAAGGTGTATTAGGCGGATAAGGGATGCCATGTTGGTACGTCTAGCTGCCCTTAATTCGGCGGGCAGCGCCACAAACGGTCCATTAGGGTTTCTTATTTCCCCTTTTTGAATGGGTCTAAGATTTTTAAGGCTATTTGGATGGCTCATCTTAAATTCACTTAGTTATATGACACAATAGGTCGTGCCCACTGAACGTTAACCCATGGTGTTTCTTGAATTAAACCGCCCAGCTTCCAGTACATGGTGTGCTCGTTGTGACTCATTGCGTCTACAGTGTATTTGTTTTTTGGGCTGTGGGGCATTATATTTTCGGCTGGATGCCTTACGTAAAACTCATATACCGGCTCCATATTAATCCCCGGAGAGACTGGGGCCTGGAATCTGGCGTACCAACACTTAATTCCGTCTTCGAAAGAGCGCTCAAGTGCTGATATTGGCTTCGGACCTGGCTTCTTCTTTTGTACCTGTTCCATAATTCTCCTTATAAACCCTTATATTGCACAGCTCTACGATCTTTCTACCAATCTTTGTCATGGGTGCGCTTACGGTTTTACATTTCTTGGTTAATAGCTTGGCTATGCCCTTTTTGCGATAATCAATCTTAACGTATACAAACTCTAGATTCGTTCCCCTAATTACCGCATATCCGGCGATAAAGTCCGGATCCAACTTGTCGCATGCAATTAAAACGGTTGTGTCGTGGTCTCCTAGAATAGATTTAATCTCTTTGGTTTTAAATGTATAAAATTCTGCAGATTTTCTCTCGTCTCTGGATTTGTCATACCAAAGAGAATTTCTCCACGTAGAGTATATCATGGCGGTGTCTGATCGTGGCTTTGGAGACCTATCAAATGGCCTAATTACGATTACAGTCTCATCGCTTGGCTCTTTTTCCCTTGTATCCACGATGTTCATCCATTCGGTTATGGTTTTAATAACTCTAAAAACGGCGGTGTCGCTTACCATATGGCTCCGCTCAGACTCCCGGGTAGACCTGCCTTCGCAGTAGTCTTGCCATATGGCCTTAACTAATACAGGATTTAGCCTACTATTTCCATGCTTACACAGGCTTGAGCATATTTCATCAAATTCTGGGTGGTTTTGAAAATGCTCTTCTTCTTTAAAGATGGACTGAGGCAGACTTGAGACGGCCATAACTCCAGGGGGTTGATGCATTTCTGAATATACCCAGGATGATCCACTCCATTTTTTTAGTGGCCTATCTGTGTAGTCTGCGCTTTCCTGATCTTCAAATCCGTTATTCTTTAGTATTTCGTACCATTTGCGCTGCAGGGATAAGAAATCAGGCGTTTCAAATGGATTCTGCATTCTCTTGTTCAATAGACACAACATTTGAAGTGGGTTCTTCGGCTGATCCACAACCGATTTCTTGTGCTACCTTTAGGCGTTTTTGAATTTCCTGAACCGAGTGATAGGTCACGTGGCAACTAATTCGGTTAATGCAGGAACTAAATAGCTCGATTTTAGACACCCGTCCCACCTTGTGATCGTAAGCATGAATAGCAGACATAAGGATTTGGGCGCAGTAATCCCCGTCCAGGGCATGGGGCGAGCAAACTTTATTAATTTCTGTCAGGATCTCATTGGTCAAATCCTGAAACTGATCCATGGTTACTGGCAAATAAGTAGCGTCGTCTTTAAACACAATTTTCTTCATTTTTTTCTCCTAGACAAACTTTTGTTGTCTTTTGAGCTGACGATAGTATTCTTCCTTTTAATTGCAACAACAAACTTAAGGAGAATTGAAATGAATCTTACTCAACTTGAACAAGCCCTTTTGCCCATCGCATCCCCCCTGCTGTTGACTCTTTGGTCCGGTACCTTGCTCCCAGCTATTGCTGCCGCTGCGAAGTCTGGCAGTCCTGAGATCCAGATTCTGGAAACTCAGATTGTTGCGATGCTGGATTCAACCGTGAAGGCGGAACTTGCAAAATTGGCAACTCTTTAATATATGACCGATGCCCCGGTAGTGAACCAACCTAATCCTGTCTCAAATCTAGCCGCCCAAACGGGCGTAAACATCACTACTGGGGCAATTAATACCGGCATTGCAATTGGTGAAAATCTTTTGTTCGCCGATTACCCTCCACTCGCGATGCCCGGACTAAAGCAACTCATTCAATTCATTATCAGCTTTTTTGCGGAATACGTGATCAAAGGGGTTGCGGAAGTTGTCACGTTTACCGTGATAGATTTCCAAATCTCCAAAGAAGAATCTAACTTTAACGACGCATTAGCAGCACTGAAAGCAGCACAGGCGTCCGGAGACTCTAATGCTCTATCTAAAGCCCAGGCGGATTTCTTGGCTGCATCTGCTGCCATGGTCAATTACGACGGTTCTACTACTACCTAGTTGTGCAGTCCAAATTAAAGACGAAGACGTTTATGTTGATGCGGGTTCGGCAGGAGCTGTCCATGCAAAATTGCTTACCTCTGGTAGTAATTGGATTTCTAAAGACTCTTGGGATAGGATGAGGGAAGGCATGTTCTGCATGGATGCAAATGCTGTAGGCGATTTTAAGGAAGAAATTGAGGAACTATGCTCTGTTGCAAGTTGCGATTATCCCACAACTCAAG